GACCGCCCGCCGCTCCACCATCCACGTTGTCGCCGCTCACCACCAGACTGTTAGAAGATAGGACTTGCGCGGCGCCGGTATATGTCCCGCTGTAGCTGATGAAACTGGATATACCCCGGTCGGGCGCCGCAGTGATCGTGGAACTACGAAACACGCGATGGGTGGCAGCCGTGACGATATTAGTCACATTCAACGCGTTGCCCGCCGCGCTGAAGGTCGTGACCCCCGCCACCGTTCCGCCGTTCAGCGGCAGAACACCCACCCATGCCGGCGTTGCCCCACCACGCCCGTAGATCGTACCGTCCGTTCCAGGCTCGGGGATGCCGCCACCACCACCAGCCAGCGCCGGATGGACGTGATCGCCGCGCGCAAGTGCTGTGCTGACACCAGCAGAGCCAGCGCCGCTCTCAACCAGCGGCACCGCGTCGGACGGCACGCCACCAGCACCGTCCTCGCCGTCCACTCCAGGAGGCCCGACCGGACCCATCGGCCCCGGAGGCCCGCGCCAGTCCTCGCCTGTCGGGTCGCACGGCACGTCCGGCGGCTGTGGCTGCCCGGCAAAGCCCGGCCCGCCAGGGAGGCTCAGGAACCCGTCCGCGCTCGCTGGGGCGCCCACAGGCTCCACAGGCGCCGCAGGGGTGCCAACGAAGCTGGGGCCGCCAGGGATCACACCGTCAGGAGGCGACATCATCCACCTCGCGCAGTTGCGCCACGTTGGGCCGATCCGCAGCGAGGCACTGCTGATGTATCTCGCGGATCAGCGGATCCGACACGCGATGCGGGATCGCTGCCTCGCCAAGAATGCCCAGCACCTGCTGCCAGCGTTCGGCGGTCAGGGTGACGGCGATGGCTGTCTGCGCGTCGATCATGTGAGCCTCACGCCGAGGTACTGTCGGTGACCAGTCCATAGGCCGCCAGCGCCGTCATCAGACTGGCCAACGCGGCATTCGACCCTTTGGCACCGGACACTGTCGGCTTGGCCACTGGAGCCGTGTTGTTAAAACCGATGGTGCTGTTGAATCGCGACGGCCCGGTGACCGTTATCCCGTTATTTGTTTCAAACTGCACCGAGTTCGTATTTACTCCGGCTGCTGAGGTATAGCGAATGAGCATCGGCGCATCGGCCAGCGTCCTGGTGTCATGCTGAAAGAACCACGCCCCCTTGGCCGTGTTGGGTCTAGCCACCGCACCGGCTCCAGTGATGTAGAGGTTGAACGCCAGATAGGCGATTGCGCCTCCGCTTGCGCCGACCTGATACGAATAGCAAAGCGAGTTGGCGTTTGCCGCGACGCTGTCGCCCATCTGGAACGTCAACCCGGAATTGCCGCTTGTCACGGTCGTCTGCTGCACCAGCACCGTGCCAGTGAGCGTCGGGGCTGCAGTCAACGCATAGGGCGCCAAAGCGGTCGTGATCTGCGCTGCGGTCTGATATCCGCTTGGATTGCTCGCCGCATACCGGCTGGTGTCTGACGGGTGAACGTGATCAGCCTTTGCCCATGTCGTGCCGGCACCAATATCGGCACTACCGTTCATCAGCGGGAGAGTGGATGAAGCAACCGGGACACTGGCCGTGGTGGCGTAGCCTGACAGCAGCGCAGTAAACCCGGCACCGGACACCGCACCGCTGGCCGCCAGTGTGGTGAAGGCGCCGCCGGCAGCCGCGACATTGCCGGAACCATCCACCGTAAACCCGGTCGATTTCAGGAATGCCGTGCTGAACGTGACGGCGCTGAAGTCGATGCCGAACGCGCAGGCATATGGCAGTGGCCCGGCCAGTAGTGGGTTTGATGCAACCGTGCTGATCAGCCGCCCGTCCGACCGGATCGGCCAATATCCGTCGTCGCTGCCGAACGAGATGCCGGTCGGCATCTGTTGGTTGGTGTTACGCGCCTGCCCCATGCCGAGCATGTAATCGGTCTGCATTTGCAAAACTTGATCGTTGTTCTGCAATGCGATCTTCACACCCTGCAGCCGCGCCGCGCTGGCGCCCGCACTGATGCCCATGTTGAACTCGTGCGCGATGCAGGCGTCCCAGAATGTCGCGCCGGATTGCAGCGTTGCAGAGCTGATCCCGCCCCACAGAGAACCCCAGCTGTTGCCCGATCCAGATGTGCCGCCGACATTCCCCGAGGCGCGCGCGTAGGTCCACTGGCCGGCGAACATATTGCCCGCGACCGCCGCCTTGTTGCCGGTGCCGCCGGCATAGTTGAAATCAATGTTCAGCCCGAGACGATTGCCGATCGAGGCGCCGCCGCCGCCGTGATATTCCAGCGAGAACTCGGCCATGCCGCCACCGACTGCGGCGCTCATCGTGTCGGTTATGACGTTGAGGCGCATCAGGCCGAGATTTCCGCTCGACTTGGTGCCGGACAGGTTGGTGCTGAAATTGAACGGCGTCACAAAGTTGGCGCCCGCACCGAGCGCCTGATTGTTGGCAACGGTAATGCCGCCATCGACGGTAAAGGTGATTGGCACGGTGGTGACGCCGGCCGATGACGTAACACCGAATAGCAGCGAGGTATCCGCTGCCGTTCGCACGTCATGCTGGATGGCCCAGCCGTTCTTGGCGGCATTGATACGCGATCCACCCACGCCAGCCGTGTTGACGTATGAATTGAACCCGATAGAAGCCACGGCGCCAGAAGCCGACCCTACCTTGTAGCTCAACAGCATCGGGTTGTTGTTGGCGGCCAGTGTATCGCCAGCGTGCAATATTGCTCCAGAGCCAAGGCCCAGACCAACGGTTCGGCTGAATGTCGTTGGCCCCGTGACGATGCCGCCGGTCAGCGGCAGTGTCGCTATCCATGCCGGCGTCGCTCCGCCGCGCCCGTAGATCGTGCCGTCTGTCGGCGCTTCTGGAAAATCCGGTCCAGGAGGTCCGACAGGCCCGACAGGTCCAGGTGGCCCGACAGGTCCAGGTGGCCCGACCCACTCAGCCGGATCAGGCGGCCCCTCGGACGTGCTGTAGTCGCTGTAGCGGATGCGGTAGGACATGGCTCAGAAGTAGCTCCCACGCATGGTTTCGCCGGATGTCGGCAGAGCGATGAACCGGAAGATGGACACCTCGGCCTGACGCGCTTCCTGCGGGTTGCTCTGCCCGCCGAACAGCGGAGCCAGCCGCTGCGCCGCCATCAGCACGTACGCATCGGCGACCGGCTCCGGTATGTCCATGGATGTCCATCGAGCGATGCCCCGGCTCACGAGATCGTCGTGGATTGCCTGCACCGCCTGCTGCGCGTTGTCGTCAGCGCTCAGCACCATGACGCCAGCCCGCACCCGGCCCTCCAGCAGCTTCACCACCGCCGGGTCCGCCGTCTTGCCGAACGCCGTCGAACCGAATGCCGCCGTGAGCTTGGTGTATTCCTCGGCGAACGCGCGCGGGATGGCGTCCTGCGTCCAGAACACCGTTCCCTGCGCGTCGAGCGACGCATGCACCGAGGCGACGCGGTCGAGCATCAGCGCCTGATCGGATGCTAATGGCGTCTCGTCCGAGGCGATCACACCCAACTCGACCAGCGCCTGCGTGGCGATCGTGGCAGGCGTCAGCACCTCGGTGAGCGTCGGGCTGTCGCCCACCGGGACCACGCGGACACCCAGGCGCCTAAGCGCCTGCTGTGCCACGGTTGCGACGGATCGCGTCACGCGACAGTCACGCTGTTGGATACCGGCGCTGCGGTAGAGCCAGCCGCATTGGTCGCCGTCACCGTGCAGGTAGCCGCCTTGCCGACATCGCCGGCCTGCACAGCGTAGTCAGCCGTGCCCGTGCCCGCGTCCACACCGTCGAGCTTCCACTGGTAGGCGTACGATGTCGGCTCGCCCGTCCAATTCCCCATGGTGCAGTTCAGCGTGCTGCCCGACTGCGTGACGAGCGGCACATCAACCACGGTCGGTGCAGTCGGCGTCTCGCCACCACCGCCATTGCCGGTGCCAGGCGGCACGTCCGGGTCGGTCACCTCGTTGCTCGGGTCTTGCGGGTCCAGTCCCATCTCGACGTAGCCCGCGTTCCTCAGCAGCGTGTTCTCCACGATGGTCGGGTAGACCCCTTTGGCGCCCGCTGCGGCGGCGCTGTCAGGCGGCAGCACGACCTGGGCACCGATAGTGCCCGCAAATCCCTCCTCCGTCGGTGGCTCAATCTCGGCCTGCTGCGCGCCCTGGATCACCGGGGCCGGCACTGGCGGTGCGGGCCGCACGTTGCGTCGCTCGTGCTCGCGCTCGTCGTTCATGCCCGTGCCCTCTGCTGGCGCGCACTGTCGTCACCCGCCAGGCCCTGACTGATGCCGGCCGCTAGGCTGCTGACCTTGGTGGCGCGGGCATCTGGCAACGGAGGCGCCTCACGCTGCACCATCTCGTCGTTCATGCGCGGACGCGGCGGCCCGCTGCAGTCGGCCGGGTCAAGGCCCATCTCACCGAGCCACGTATCGCGGGCGATCGTATTGCCCTCGATGGTGCCAGCAGCGCCGCCACGGGCGCCCAGGGAGCCGTCCTCGTTGAAGTCCAGCACGACCTGTGCGCCGATGCTGGCGGCCGCCCAGCCGGCCCGTAGCTCGGCCTGCTGCTTGTCCCGCGCCGCCTTGTCCTCGGACGACAGCGCCTGCCGGCGCCGCCCCTGGCCACGCTGCTCCTGCCGTGCCTCGCGCTCGTGCTGCTCTTCCTGGCGCGGTGTGTGGTCCTCCTGCGGCGTGCGTGCCGCCGGTCCTGCGCCCGGATGCGGCATGCCCCGGTCGTCGTCGTCTCGCTTCTTGTCAGCCATGGGAAGTCTCCCGGTTGGAGGTGGAGGCACGCCGGCCCCCACCTGTCCAATTACAGGAGGCGGCCGCGACGCTTGGCGAATACGATGGGATCGATGGCCCACTTCTTCGAGTTGCATGACCGGCACAGCAACTGGATGTTGCTGATCCAGTTAGAGCCACCTCGCATCAGTGGGACGATATGGTCTGCGTGGTAGCCCTTACCGAGGGCCACTGTGCAGTAAACGCACTTACCTGCCTGTTTCTTGAATAACGCCTTCAACTCGTCTGCGGTGAACGATCCTTCTGCCTCACGTTCACGCGCTCTGCGACGCTGCTTGATAGCCCGAGATGCCTCCGGGTTCTCCTTGCGCCACTGTTGGACCTTCTCGGGATAGCGTTCGCGCCAACGTTGCGTCTTAGCCGCGGCTCGTTCTGGATAGGCGATCGCCCATGCTCGACCGGTCTCTGCAATCCGCTCTTTGATAGCGGGTTGTAACCGATGGGCCTTGAGCTTCTCTGCGTGCCTCTGGTTGTAGAGATTCTTGTGCTTCAGAGCGGTGTCGCGATGGTTCCAGTAATATGCTCGGAACCTATCCCGCATCCCCTCATCGCCTAGTTCTACCTTGAGACGCTGATAGCGCTCCGCAGTCTTGACGTTCTTCTCAGCGCGGTGTGCCTCGTCATACTTGAGCGCATAGCGACGCTTGTTTTCTAGCTGCTCATCGGTCATGGCTGCCGTCCTGGCACACAGGATGCAGCCGCCGTCCACCGTGGTTCGTTCGCTGATGTGTCCGTATTTACAGGGCCTATCCGGCCCCATGAAGTAGCGCTTCAGCCCGTTAACCTTAGCCTCGGCGCGCGTGACGACCGGCCCTGAGTAGGGCACGATTGGGAGAGCCATGACGGTGTTGCCTCATCGTTGTGGTCAGAGGCCCGTTGGTGCGTCGAACACCTTCGGGCCTCGCCTCCTTATACGTCCGGCTCTGCTGTGTAGTCAATGCGATTATGCATCTGGTTCACTGGCCGACCAGATTGTAAATACGCCGTTGTCTACAGGTTTTGTCTGATCGACTGTAGGGTCGGTGCCGAAACGCAACTTCGCCACGCCCCTGATTTCCATTACGCCAACGCCACTAAAATAGCCATAATCCCTCTCGTTCGTTATGGCCTTCGTCCGCTGTGCCCAGGCAATGCCGAGAGCCTGCGCGCCACAAAGGTAGGACGCCGCTGCATCCACCGTAGCGCCTGCACCCACGTCTGGCACGACAGGCAGTTCGGGGATTTCACGTATAATCATGCCATTCCAAAGTATATCCCCTGCTGTAAACAGCGGATTGTCGCGGCCACGGTCCCACGCATACTGCAGGGCATTGATGATCGTCGGGTCTTGCATAAGGTCGCGGAACGGCAGGCTTGGCACGAACACCACGTACCACTCCTCATCGCCGCTCACCCGGATCGGACGGATCTTCGGATTGGCGGTGCGCGCAAGCCGCTTGGCCAGGGTGAGCTGTGCGGCTGTGAGCTTGTCGGCGGTGTTGTCGATCGTGGTCAGCGCGGTGGCATAGACGTTGGACACCGCGTTCACCTTGGAATTGCCGAACAGCACGCGGTCGGCGTTGTTGGTGAGCCACGTATTGCGCTGTGCTGCGGATGCTGCCGCGTAGGTGAGCTGCACATCGCCGTCAGCCGTGATGGCACCGAGCGAGGTGATGATGTCCGCTCTGAGCTTATTGGCCGCCCAGTTCTTCAGCACCTGGCGCCCGGCCTGCAGCAGATCGATGACCGACTTCTGCTCGTCCCACTGGCTCACCGCCACGGCATGGCGGATGACAGACACCGCCACTTTCAGGCTTCGGGCGTTGAGGATTTCCTCATTGCCTTCGAGCACGGTGTTGCCGGTTACGCCTGCGCCCACCAGGTTGCGGACGGTGGGGAAGACGACGCTGTCGCCGGGCTTACGCGTAAGATCCGTTTGAAGCTGGATCATCGCGTCCATACTTGTGCCGAAGTATGGGCTGAACTG